GATATGATGAGTAGGTTGTTGATATATGACTCATCTATATCCACAATAACAGGTTTTAGTGGTCTACTATTAATCGTGTCTACAACAGTAGCCTGAAACGCCTGATTCATTATTACCATGCCTGCATCAGACTCAACTGATATCTCACCAACAAAACAGTTGCCGTTTGTATCACATGATGGTAATAGAATAATAGTAGAACTACCTACCTCGTCTATCGTCATTGAAAAATCTGTACCTCGAATACCGATAGTTGCTGTTGGTGTTTTTATTTGTACTGCGGTTGGTGTGGTCTTTGCAATCTGACCTGAAGCATATCTTACAGTACCAAGTGCTGCTTTTAGTGATAGAGAACCTTTCTTTGTGTTTGGGTCGTAGACAAACTCGTCAATGATAAGTTTTGAATGTTGGGTAACATCTACTCGTGTGTCGTCAATAAAACCAACTGCAACTTTACCTTTGCCTGTTTTAATCGTATCATATGAAAATATATCCAAGTCAACTTCAGATTCAACATCTTCACCATCTGTTCTTTCAATAACAGCATTACCTTCGTGTAAGATAACATCGCCAATTATACTAGCGAATGATGAAAATGTTATAAACCATAATATGACAAAAAGTCGCACATTAATCTCGTTGGATAATATCTACATTTGCCGAAGCACCATTTACTGTTAGAGTTAATATATCTCCAGAACCACCTTCTTGTAAGATAACATAGTCTGCACTATTACCATCGTGGTGTAAGTTAAGTGTACTTGCATTGTCTTGGTCAATATCAGCAGTGAAACTTGTACCAGCAGCATCTATGTTGACTGTACCTGTGCTTGTTTGTTCTATACTCACATTCGCACTTGCACCATTTACATCTAAGTTAATTGTACCTGCAGCCGTTTGGTCAATATCATATGTACCACCAGCGCCAGCAAGACCAGATGAAGTTTGTCCAAGAATAGTACCATCTGTATTAAATGTTGCGGCCGCAGTCTGATTAATATTAACTGTCTTAACCGCAGATGATGTACTTCCGCTTGTTGTTGCCGTGATTGTACCACCAGCAGTTTGGGTAATGTCAATATTTTGTGAATCACCTGTTGTTACTACTGTTGCTGAGTTATCAACTACGCCAGATTGTGTAACATCCACATCTGCCGTGATTCCCGTCTGGGTCATAATTAAGGTATGACCTGCAACATCACCATTACCATCAATGTCGATTAGATAGTTGTTTGAATCACCATTGATTGTTAATGTTAGTACTGCACTTGTACCATCAATAGTAGCTGCAACAACAGTACTATCTGTGCCTGAAGCACCAGTAATATCAATGTCAGCATTATCGCCCGAAGTAGTACCACCAATATCTATATCAATGTCTTGTGAATTACCAGTAAATGTGATTACTGCGTTTACATCATCACAACCTGCCGTACTATCAGCTGGGTCACAGTTGAAGTCAATATCGTTACTATTACCTGTGGTACTCCATGTACCTACAAAGTTATCACCATTTATATCAAAGGTGATTATATTACTATCGCCCACTTGGTCGATATTAAAGTTTGACGCTGAACCATCCACGGTAGAAGCTGTAGTGCTGTTGCCTACCATATTGCCGTCGCCGTCTTGTAACACATCAAACACTAGTGAAGCACCAGCTTGTGTTACATAAATCTTATTTACAGCCATCGCTGACATGCTCATCAGAAACATAATAATGAAAGTTGTTAATCTCAAGATTACTCTCCTAGTTTCTCCGAAATTGGATGAGTGATTTTTAATTCACCCTGGTCTATATTTATATCTTTGTCGTCTGCAATAGCAGGTTCTGACCATTCCCATAGACCTATCTCTTTACCTTCATACAACATTTGTAAGATTGCATATTCAATTGCAGTACGAATCGCATAATTTACCGGTTCGTTAGCTGCATTACCAGATTCAATCTCTAATGCTCGTGTTCCTAAATCTAAAAATCTGAACACATCAGCACCATTACTAGTACTTGCAATCGTTTTTGTTGCCGACACAGTTAGTAAAATCTCTCCTGTCTGTACTGCAACAAGTCTTAATGAAACAGTTACTTGGTCTGTTCTATATTGGTCATTCGCACCTAAACCAAGAAATCTCGCACCTGCCCCACCACTAGTTGTATTCGTATCATAACCAACAATACCGCCCTCTAGTATTAGACCGGCAAATAGCATAGGCGATAAAGAATCTGTCGCCTGTGAACCATCATATAATTCTCTTGTACTTCTAATTAACTGTCGTTCTTTAGTTAAATTATCTAAACTCGCCCTTTCAACAACTGAAAACCAATCACCACGACCAACTGCCATGAGTGATTGTATAACCCAAACATCTGCACCTTGTGAAACGGCTGTAGATAGTCCGACTTGTTTTCTTTGTCCTGTTTCGTCAGGGAAATCGTAAACTGCAACTGTAATCTTTACTGGATTGCCATCACCATCTGTTGGTGTGTTTATTAAATCTGGCATTTGTTTCAATAACTCTTTCGTTGGTGTGCCTTGAACGAAAGGCATTTCGCCTTCTATCGCCTTTGTGTTCTGTGTAGAACAGGCGCCCACCAAACAAGATAATAATGCTATTGCCAAATATTCCATATTCATAATTCTAAAATTTAAAGTCGCCGACTGGTACAACTAATTGTGTTAGTGAACCATCAGCGGCAGTAACAGTCAATGTGATTGTTTCTGCTGTTTCGTCTTTTACCCATGATACAGTTGAACCATCAGGTAAAGTTGCAGTACCACTCAATGGGCACTCTAATTCTGTTGTGCTAGTATCTTCAGTACAGTTTGTGCCGAACATATTGTCGACCATCTGTTTAGATAAGTTTGCAAATATACGACTTTCAACATTCGTTACAAACTTAGCAAGAGTTGTGTTCTTTGCATCCCTCTCAGCTTTAGCGGCTGCAGATAATAAACCATCTGCGACTTCTTTTTTTCTATTATATTCTAATTGACTTATTGACAGTACATGACTAGAATATCCTTCGCCACTAAAAGACGGGTTACTAAAATCAAAGGTTAGATTACTTGATATAACCTGAGTACTATAAACAATCAATACACATAAAATTGTTTTGATTAGTGTTTTCATACTACTATTTATAAGAATTTAGACCATAAAAAAGGGGACCGAAGCCCCCTTTCGTGTTACTGTTTAACTTAGTCCTTCTTCCAAAGTGACCATAAGATTGCGATTGTAACTAATCCTACTAAACCTTCGTTACCTAGGCTTGCAACTATCGCTGAGATGTTATCGATAACACCTAAAGATAGAAACGGTACATTTGCACCAAACACTACTTCTAACGCTACTGACAACCCGATAAGTTGTACAGCAACTGTAGTGATATTACCTATAGTATCCGTGATATTTTTCCACATAAATTTTCTCCTTTTATGTTGTTGTTGTTTTGATATCTCAAACTTCATTCATAATCAGTAGTAATATTTAGACAAAAAAGGGGCCGAAAAACTGATTTTCGACCCCAAAGTAGTCAAAACAGATGGAGAGATTACTCGTCCTCTTCCGCTAACTTACTGAAATAACTCAAAGTTTCGTCTGAATCATCATCTTCAGTTACAGGAGTAGGTGTCGGGGAACTTACTGTTTCTGCTACTACTGGTTCTACTTTTGGTGTCGCAGGTGGGATGGCGACATCTTCGGCAGTACCAGTATTTCTAACACCACTCAGAACTTTGTCAAGTTTTGCTTTAAGCTCATCATATGATTTAAAGTTCTCTGGTGCGAGAAATGGTTGTAATGGATATTGTTTATTCCATATTTCTTCAATTGCCTCGTCATTAGGTGCGATAGCAGATTTACTATCGAACTCTGACTTATCATAATTCCAATAACCATCAACTTTTCTGATTTTTAGTTTAAAGTTTGCACCTTCCCAAAAGTCAAATGGGTTGATTGGCGTTTCATCTTCAAACTCAGGTTTCATCGCTTCAGTAATCTTATCAAAGATTTTCTTACCGAATTTATATAGTTTTACTTGACCTTCGTTTTCAGGATGTTTAGGGTCACTAATCACTAGAATATTTGCATAGTAAGATAACTTGCGTTTTCTCTTACGAGCAATTTCTTTATCAGCCTCAACACCAGAATTCCATAGTAAACTGTTAGATTCACTAATCGGACATTTCTTGTTGATTGTAGTCAGACTGTTTTCAATTAACCAACCACCTGGGCCTTGAAACGCATGGGACCATAATCTTGCCCATGGCAAATCTTCGCCTTGTACTGCTGGTAAAAAACGAAACACAGCATAACCATTACCTGATTTATCTAGTTCTGGTTTCCAGAATCTATCATCTTGGTATGAGTTTGATTGCTTTTGTGGTTCTGCGACCTTTGATAGTTCACCCATTAGGGTGTCTAGTGTGTTTGAGCGTTTTAACCCGTCAGCCATTAAAATATCTCCTGTTCAAA